CGTGATGGTTGGAAATATCTTTGCCACAATGTATGAAGAAGGACATGATCCTGTAGGTACATGGACAAAGGCAGCTGCTACATCATTGCCAACTCTTGCTAGTCCTGACGAATTGTTCCAAGCACAAGTTCTATTATCTGGTTCTAAAGGGTCAAAATAAATCCGCCATCAAGTTCGGATGGCGATAAAACTGTTCCGGATAAACCAACTAATGTGAAATCTGTAGCTACTGCAGATGGTGCCATTATTTCAGCTGAGTAGGGGGGTCATCTAATGGCTGATGAAGTTAAAATTGAAGATTCAATCCTTGAAGATTTCAAAACTTTAAAGGGTATCAAGAATGATGAAATGGATGATGTCTTTAAAATATATATTGATCAAGCGATGCAAGAAGTTGAATTGTATGTTGGACGAGATACTCTACCAGATGTTTTAAAAGGTATCATCACTCAAATGGCCGAAGCTAAGTTTACCAAAGCTGGTTCAGAAGGCACGACATCTTCTAGTGAAGAAGGCCTATCCTATTCTTATAGCAGCAATGATATTGAACAGTTCTATCCTCAATTAAATAGATATTTAGACAATCTAAAAGGTAGCGACAACCGTGGGAGGATAGTGACGTTCGATTGATGATAAGAGATGTAGTCCTACTGACTAAATCAAATAAAAAAAATACCGATATTCTAGATCACCGAGTGGCTTATAACGAAGAAATTGTAATAGGTGCAAGGGTTACTGAATTGAATGGCTCACAGTCTCAAAATAACGCTATTGGAAAACAATATAATCATTCATATGTAATTAGAATGGAAGGTATTTATAATGCTGACAAGGTAGCTTTTATTGAGGATTATCAAGAAAATAAGCCACGTGTTTTACAAATTGCACAAATTAGAAAACATCATTTCAAAACTGACATCTATTGTGGTGATACCGAGGTGAAAAGCTAATGGCTTGGAATAATGAACATGTACCGGTGGTCAGAGTTCAAGCTAAGGATAATTTTAGTGATCCACTAATTGCTATGGCTAGATCATTAAAGCAATCTGGCAATTCTGACTTGGCAGAGATGATACTTCAAGATAAAGCACGGCTCAAAGCCAATGTGCCTAAGGCTGTTGATAAGATTGCTAACGATGAGGTTGACGGTGCTCAAAAGCTAATCAAAGAACGTGAATATCATTCAAAGTCTGGGTATGTTGGACATGGTAACTTGTGGAAGTCTGTAGCTAAGCATCCTTCTAAGGATAAGATGTCATCTGATATCTATGCCAATGCTGAATCCAAAGAGGGATATGAATATATTCAAGCTTTTGAAAATGGTCTGAAAGATAGAAATTATCCGGCTCAACATGTTATGCACGATTCGGGTATGCAACTTGACGTAGATAAGTATTCGGATGAAATTATTAAGAATTCAGTTAAGTAGGTGGTTAATTTGATTTCACCACAACGTGACTTAGTTACTAGTGCTATCAAAGTATTAAATGTCATTACTACCGACATACCAATATTTGATTCAAATGTGAGTGATACTAATGAATATCCTCAAATCATAATTTCAACAGGTGGTACTGGAGACAATAACCGTGCTAAGAACGAACAACGTTCAAGCTATACGTTGTATGTTAATTACTTTGATGTAGTAGACAATGACCATGGCCTGATGATGGATACTTGTTTCAGCATACGTGAGTACCTGAAATATTTACGATTATCAAGCTACAATTGCTCATCTATTGCATTCAATCAAGTTGAGGTTATTGACAATTCAACTGATCAAAGCTTGAGACACGTAACAATCACGATTGACTACAATATCACAGAAAAATTATTTATTTAGACATTCATTTCAGACGAGTGTCTATTTTTTTTACAAAATTAGAAAGAAGGAAACAAAATGGCTGAAGAAACAAACGTATCAGATATCAAAGGATATGGCCAAAAAAGTTACACCGGTATTGAAACCGATAAGATTTTCTATGCCTTTAAACGTGTACATGCTTGGCCTGTAAGCGCAAAAATTCAATTACTTGGTTTGCAAGGTGCTACGTCAGCAACTAATACACGTACATCTCAAGCAACTCAAACTAAAAGCGGAGTTTTAAAGGGTACTGGTGCTCCAAACCAACAAAGAACAGTAGATTGTATTTATCCAAAGGAAAGTAACGGGTTCGACTTGCATGCTGAAATTCGTCAAATTTGGGATAACAACGAAGGATTTGACGTTTGGAGAATTGATTTTGGCTCAATGCATGGTAAGAAGCCTAATAGAAAAGTAAGAGCACAATATTCACAAGCCGTTTTGCCAGCATTGCCTTATACCGAAGCATTGGGTGGATTTTTAACATCAAATTTGGTCATTGAAGTAAATGGTATGGAACGAGATTTTAATGATGATGGTAATTGGTTTGAATTACCTGAAAGTTCATTTGTTCCCGGAACATTCGACAAGATGAACAAGTTCTATGATTACTCAATTGGTACAGATCGTGGTGTTGATGAAGATGGAAACTTTGTTGATAATACAGTTGATGATCAAACATTATTTGCTAATAAGAAGGGAACTGCTGAAGATGTTCCCGGTCCAAAAACTCCAAATGGACAAGCTGATCCAACACTAATTGATCCAGCAGCACCACAAGCATCACAAGCGCCTGAGTCAGTGCCAACAACTAACGGTGGAAATGTATCCGCACAATAAAAACTAAAAAAGGAAGTATTTAATTATGGCAGATCGTTCAAAAGATATAGAAGTAGTTTATGACAAGACAGGAAACAAAGTCGGTGAAAGTGAAGTCGGTGTAGCCAGTGTTGCTGTTACAGGACTAGCAGCAGGAACAGTTGTTGCTGATGGTGATTATAAAGTCACTTTTAAGGATTCAGTTACAGGTCTCGAATCAGAAAAAGTTGATGTAAAAGGCTGGACAGTTCTATCACCAGCACCTGAAGTACCAACAGACGTAACATCCACAGCTACAAATGATGGGGCAGCTATCACAGCTAAGTAGCCAATAAAAGCATGCTCCCTTTCTGGTAGTGGTGGCGGTCGGATTAATTTTCAAAGGAGTTTTTAAAATGCTAATTCTGAAAGTGGATGGTAATACCATCGAGATTAAATACAATTATCGTCTTTACAAATATATTGTTGGCGACGACCAAGAAAAACAAGATGAAAAACTTGATACTTTTTTAAGTGGACTAGTTAACGATGATGTTGACCAAGTTTTAAGATTTGGCGTTGCTGCTTCTCAAAACAAGTTGTCATTAGAACAAGTTGCAGACCAATTAGATGAACAAGATGTCTTTGGAGATATTCATAAAATTACTACCGAAATCTTAAATGGTTTGTGTAATTCAGGTTTTTTAGCTTTGAAAGTTCGCAACTGGATGAAATACGCAAAAACTATGATCGAAGCTATAGAGAAAGCCTATTCCGAAAGCTTGAAGAAAAGTTTAACTGGTATGACGAAGAAGGAAAAAGAAGACTATCAAAGCCAAACAGAAGAGACAAAAGTTCAATTGGACACCTTCAAGCAACAGCTAGGCAAGATGGAGGAAAGAATAATCTTTCCAAAAAGTCAGGATTAGATTTCAGCAAATTAATTGAAATTTCAAGAATGGTTATAGGTATTACGGATATAGATGAAATTTATAAACTAAATCCGAATACATTTACAGCTATGTGCAAAGGTGCTTTAGGAAGTCGGTTTGATAATCTAATCGACCAAGTAATGGTCTCATCATCAGTTAAGCCCGTTGCATTTATCGAAGATGCTACAAGTCAAAACCAGCAACTTGATGATTATATTCGCCACATTTCAGAAATGGCTGATAGCTTTGGAAATAACAAAAAGGTTAGAACTAAACTTTCACATAAGCAAAAGCTGGAAATGCTAGGTCAAGTATTATATGACAAAGGGGGTGAATAAATGTCTGACATTGTTGTTTCAAAAATTATTGACTTTAAAGCACGTGATAATGCTACCGGCGTTATCACTAGAATAAAGCAAGCACAGGACACTATTAAAGACAAAGATATTCATTTAACTGCTGTTGGTGATGAGAACAAGATTGTGTCTTTTCATCAAAAACTAGATGGACTTCCTAAAGACGTTCAAACTAAGTTAAATGCCATGGCTGAAAAAAATGGCTTTGACACATTTGATTCCTACATGAAATCTTTGCCGAAAGAACAGTATTCCAAGCTAAAAGCTAACGTTGAACGTAACGGATTCGAAGCATTTAAATCAGATCTAAAATCACTACCAAAAAGCCAGCAGACCGAGTTAAAATCTAAACTCGATTCTACTGGCTTCCGTACGTTTAAAGAATGGTACAACAAAGTTCCAAAAGAAGCTCGTACGCAATTAAATGCAATTGCACACAAGGCTCCAATTGAAGACTTCATGCGCGTTACTAAAGAAATTCCTGAGCATGTCAATACTAAAGTAACTGTAGATGGTTCATCAGCAATTAGTAGCACGAGGGGAATTAATTCGGCTGTTGATGAAACAAAATCTAAATTTGGTAGATTAAAAGAAGTCATGGCTGGAACATTCGCAGGTCAAATGATTGCAGCAGGTGCAGCTAGACTTGTAGACGGATTAAAAAGCGCTACTGCTGCCGGTATGGCATACAACAAAGAGCAAGATACAATGAAAACCGTTTGGACTTCATTAACTACTGAAGCTCCTAGGGATGGTAAAGAACTAGTTAACTATATTAATTCTCTGTCGCAACATTCAATTTATGCTGCCGATACAATTAATAAGATGGCTCAATCGTTCTACCATGTTCATTCAAATGTTAAAGAAACACAAGATTGGACTAAGTCCTTCGTGGCATTGGGTTCAACACTTCATATGTCAAATGATGCTTTAGCTGAATCTGGTGAGCAGTTTGCTAAGATCGTTGCTGGTGGTAAAGCCAGTTCTGAAGATATGGCTGTTATGATCAATCGGTTCCCTATGTTTGGTGAAGCCTTACAAAAAGCTACCGGCAAATCAATGAAACAACTCTATGAGATGTCAGCTAAAGGTAAACTTAGTGCCGCACAGTTTACTGAAGCACTATCTTATTTAGGAAAGAAATATTCTGGTGGTACTAAAGAGGCAATGACATCATATATGGGTATGGGAATGTATATTCATTCTCGCTTCACTACCTTAATGGGTGATGTTATGACTCAAAGTTTCAATACTACTAAGAGTGCCAGCAACGCTATTAAAGATTTGCTTTCTGATGATTCAATGAAGAAATATGCTAATGCAATTAGTGCAGCTAGTTCAACCGTTTTAAATGGCATAGGTAACGTTATTAAATATATTGATGGTCACAAAGATACAATTATGAAGATTGGTAAAGATGTTGGTGAAATAGCCTCAATCTTTGGTAAAGCTGTCTGGAATGATATTAAGTCAATTATGACTACTATTGCTAAAATGTTTGGATTGACCGATAAGAATGCTAAAGATTCAGCAGATCCTTTAAAGACGTTTGAAAGCATTTTAAGTGCTGTTGCTAAACACAAGAAGTCAATTCAAGCTATTGCTGGAGCACTAGTTGCAATTAAAGGCTTTAAAATGGCCAAGGGTGTCTTTGATCCATTATTGAATATTGCAGGTATTGCAGATAAAACAAAAGGCGGTCTTTTAACGAAGATCATTGGCAAAGGAGATAGTCAAAAGAAGGTATTTAGGTTTGGTGTTGAGGCGGTTAAGGATTCTAAGTCTAAACTTTTTGATATTCTAGCGGGTGGTAAAGCGAATGTTAAAGCATTAGTACATTTTCCTGTTAAAGCAGGCTCTAAAATCGGTAGTCTTATTTCAAAGGGCTGGTCAAGTGTAAAGTTATTAGGTAAATGGGAGTGGACCGGGCTTAAAATTATGGGTCGTTCCATTTTCAATTTTGTTTCAAAACCAATTAAGTTTGTTGGCAAATGGACGTGGACCGGATTAAAAGGTGCTGGTAGTTTAATCGGAAAAGGCGCAAGCAAGGCAGCAACTTATACTGTGAAAGCTGCAGTTTATGGTGCTGGAAAAGTTAAAGCTTTGGCTTTAGCCGGTAAGGATTTAGCTGTAGCTTTCGGTGCTAAAACAATTGGCGCATTAAAGACCTTTGGTACTACCATGATGACTTTAGGTAAGACAGCCTTAATGAACCCTTATGTTGATATAGCGCTTGCTGTGGTTGCATTAGGTGTTGCGTTCTATGAAGCATATAAGCATATCAAGCCATTTAGAGATGCTATGAATAAGCTTGGTGGCAGTATCATGAAAGGTGTCAAAGCTGGAATTGATGGAGCTAAAAAGTTATTTACTGGCAAGCTAGGATGGGAACGAGCAATCGGCAAAGAAACTGGAAAGATTGGCAAAAAGATTCAATCTGGCTTTAAGACTAGTACGGATTGGGTAAAGAAACACAAGACTGAAATTACTGCTTCAATTGTTAACCCATTTGCTGGCGTCACGGCTTGGTTCTTGAAGGATACTAAGACCGGCAAAAATGTTACCAAGTGGATGTCAGGACTTGAAAAATCAGTCAAAAAATCAACTAAAGGTAAAAAGGGTCTTGGAAACAATCTGACTGGCATTTTTAAAGGTGTTGGAGATTGGTTGCTTAAAGACAAGAAAACTAAAAAAGGCTTTGATAAATGGATGTCTGGTCTTGAGAGTTCTGTTAAAAAGTCAACTAAAGGTAAAAAAGGTTTATTAGCTAATATTACCGGAACCTTTGAAGGTGTATCTAAATGGTTCAAGAAGGATAAAGGAACAAAGAAGGCCATGAAAAAATGGTCTGATGGACTTAGTAGCGTATTTAGTGGCAAGAATGGATTTGCTAAATCATTTAGCAAGTCTTTAGATTCGATGGAAAAGTCACTAAAGAAGTCTAAATTTGGTAAATCATGGGATAGGTTTTGGAAAGATACTCAAAAGACTACAACCAGTTGGGATAAAAATATCAATAAATGGTGGTCTAAATTTTCTAAGAACTTTGGTAAGAATTGGGATAGGTCTTGGAAAGATAGAAATAAAGATATGCACGATGATTGGAAAAACATGCATAGTGCCTATGATGATTTCACTACTGGAATAGGCAAATGGTGGTCTAATTTTTCAACTTCATTCGGTAAAAATTGGAATCAAAGCTGGAGAGATAGAAAGACAAATATGCATGATAATTGGAAAAACATGCATAGTGCCTATGATGATTTCACTACTGGAATAAGTAAATGGTGGTCTGGGTTTAAGTCTAATTTCCAATCAGGTTGGAAGAGTTTTTGGAAAGGTGTTCAAAAGCTATTTAAGGATATTTTTGGAACATTTAAAGATTTAGCTCATGATGCCATGAAGGGTGTTGTTGGTGCTATCAACGGTGGTATCGGCGGAATTAATACGGTTATCCACTTCTTTGGTGGCAAAGCTCAATCAATTGCACCTATCAAGTATGCTAGTGGTGTTGGTTATCATCCTGGTGGTCCTGCTTTAATTAATGATCAAAAGGGTTCAGTATTTGAGGAAGCATTTAAGAATCCAGGTGAACCTTGGCGAGTTATCCCTAAAATGCGAAACGTCATGGTTGATTTAAAGCCAGGTGCTACTGTTGTGCCTGCTGCTGAAACAGCTAGAAGATTCGCGCCTAGTTCAGTTCCACATTATGCAAATGGTGTTGGTTCATGGATTAAGGGTGAACTCGGTGATATGGGTAAATGGGTCAAGGATAAACTTGAAGGCCTTACTTCATTTTTGAAAGATCCATTAGGCAATCTGGTATCTGTTTGGGACAAAGCTACATCTAAATTCACTCAACCAACAAAGTTTGGTAGTATTTTTGCTCCTCCAGCCGGTCATTATCTTGTTAAGCAATCAGTAGATTGGGTCAAAAGTGTTTTAAACAAGCTAAAGGATAAAGAGCTAGAAGCTCAATCCGTTGCTGGAGAACCAAAGGCTGCGCAAGCTTGGCTACCAATTGTTAAGAACATTTTGGAGCAAATGGGTGCTAAGCCACCTAAAGGAATTGATTGGGAAGCTGCTGCTTTTGTTCGTGAAATTGCCCGTGAATCTGGTGGTAATCCAACCGTCAGACAGGCAGTTTCAGATAGAAATTCACGTGCTGGTAATCCTGCAATGGGATTACTTCAATTTATTCCACAAACTTTTATGTCATATGCTGTACCTGGTCACACAAATATTTTATCTGGTGAAGACCAAATCATGGCTACTGCTAACGCTTATATGCACAGTGGTGCTTGGGGCCGTATCGGTACTGGCGAGCAGATTAATTTCTTAGCTAATGGTGGTCACATGTATTCACCAACACCTTCTATTTTTGCTGAAGATGGGGATGAATTTGCCATTAATCCGTCTAAGCCATCAGCAATACCGCTTGTTGGTGATTTAATGGGTAGAATTGCGGACTTTCATCCGGAATTTAGATCATCAAATCTAGCTAATAACATTTCTGCCGATATCGGCAGAAAATTGGAAATGGTTATTGATTTGCTTGGTTCAATCAATAATAAAGACTTTGCTCCAGAAATTAATATTGCTAAAACTTCAAGTAATCTAAACCAACAAAATAGACGCAATACAGATATCTATGCATACCAGCGAGGTGATAGACAATAATGACAAATCAGGTATTTAAAGATGAAATGACTAATCCTAAACCTCATGCTTATGGTTTTTCAAATGGCTTAGACAATCCTTCGAGACTGCCACTAGAGCCAATTGAAGTCGCAATAAGCACTGATGGGATTAATTGGAAATCGTATTATGATGATGAAAATTTGTTTGGCGTGCACATGTACGATTGGGACCCAGCTATCACCAATCCGGTAGATAACTGGCAAAAGATGAATACACGTGACGGTCAAAATAGAACTT